AGTCGTTTTTAGGCCCTGTATTTTCGGCGAGGATGAGTTCTACAAGCATTTCGTGCAGGATTATAAGTACAAGGGCGTCGCACCCGTTGCGAGCTACTGGGCGACCAATCTAAGCTGCGCTATCGCAACATACAGTGTCGGCTATTTCTTTATTTGCTCACCACTTGGGATTTTGGTGGAACAGGGAGTCAAAAACAAACTTGCTCCGTGGGCTGCACCAAAAATATATAAATCGGAGTGTTCTGTGTAACGCGTAGTATTATTGTAAAATTAACAGGAAAATAACGCGATGGGATTTAAAAAAGGACAACCAAGGCCAGCAAACGCAGGAAGGAAAAAGGGTACTCCAAACAAGAGTACTTTGATGATTAAACTACAGGAATTGAACTATGACGTGGTTCAAAAGCTAATTGACAGCCTGGAAGCTCAGCCGCAGTACATGCAAGCAGACCATTTGATTAAGTTATTGGAGTTCATGTATCCCAAGAAGAAAGAAAACACAGAATTAAGCATTCCTCAGCTTGTCTCGGCTGCGAAAGTTTTGGTCGGTGATGAAGATTGAAATCAGTAAAGAAGACAAGAAGGCACTCAAAGCGCTCATTAAAAAATATGGCGCGAAACAATTCAAAGTCGATGATTTCTGTTTCGATAAGCAAAAAGAATTTGTTAATGATAAATCGCCTTGGGCAACGGCTTGCTGTGGAAGGCGCGCTGGGAAGACCCTTGCCTGCTGCGCCGATTTGGTTTCAACTGCTATCTCACGAGAAAGAATTAATTGTCTCTACATTACGCTTAATCGTCTCTCTGCAAAAAGAATTATCTGGCCCGACTTACTCAGAATAAATACTGAGTATCAACTTGGCGCTAAAGTAAATGAATCAGAACTTACCATGACGTTTCCGAATGGCAGCGTGATTTACATTTCAGGCGCAAAGGATGCATCAGAAATAGAAAAGTTTCGTGGTATGGCATTGGCACTTTGTTATTTAGATGAAGTGCAATCGTTTCGTGGACACATTGAAAGTCTTGTCGATGATGTAATTGCAAAAGCGCTCTTTGATTACGGCGGAAGATTGAGATTGATTGGAACGCCGGGGCCAGTGACAGCAGGATACTTCTGGGACTCGATTAATAATCCAAACTACAAGCACTACAACTGGACAATGTTTGATAACCCGTGGCTGCCGATTAAGTCAGGCATGAGCCACGAGGAGATATTACAGCGTGAACTTGACAGAAAAGGCCTTACTCGTGATAACCCAGGCATTCGAAGAGAGTGTTTTGGTGAATGGGCGTATGACCCTGATGCCTTGGTATTTAAATACAGCGAGGAGCTAAACGATTATGGTGCACTTCCAAACTTGGGAGCTAATTGGAATTATGTTCTTGGTGTCGATTTGGGCTTTGTCGATTCTGACGCTATATGCGTGCTTGCGTGGCATGATGACTCACCAAGATTGTACCTTGTCGAAGAAGTCATTACAGACAAACAAGGAATCACTGAGCTGGCCGGACAGATTGAAACCCTTATTAAGAGATATGATCCACTAAAAATCGTAATGGACACAGGCGGTTTAGGGAAAAAGATTGCCGAAGAAATTACAAAACGATTTCAAATCCCAATTGCTGCAGCAGAAAAGGTTAGAAAATTTGAATATATTGAACTTCTTAATGATTCTATGCGAACGCAAAAATTTATGGCGAAGCACACTTCTCAATTTGCTGCTGATTGTAAAATGGTCGAATGGGATAGGGATGATCCAAGTCCTGACAAATTAAAGATAAAAGAAACTTATCACTCTGATATTTGTGACGCGGTTCTTTATGCGTTCAGAGAAGCGTATCACTGGACTCACAAAGAAAAAGAACCTGTCATCAAGCCTTATACAGAGCGTTGGTACAAGAACGAACAAGAGATGATGTGGAACCAAGCGTTCGAGCGCCAGAAATCGCAAGAGCATGATGAGGATTTATATTACGAAGAAGTCTAGTACAATTAGTTATCTCGTTTCACGCTCAAACCAAAAACAAAAACAGGAAATGCTTAATGAACTTAAAAAGAGTTTTGCACGTTTCCGATTGTCATCATCCGTTTGTAAATAAAGCCGCTTGGAAAATCCTTCTCGACGTTGGAAAAGAATTAAAGCCGCATACTATCGTTATTCACGGCGACTTCTTTGATTTCTATTCTGTCTCACGCCACGCAAAAGACCCACTCATGGATTTCAAAACGTGGAAAGATGAAATGAAAGAGGCGAGAAGTGCCCTTGATGATTTGATGACAGCAGTTCCTTACAAAGAAATTGTTTACTTAGAAGGCAATCACGAAAAGAGATTGATTAAATACGTCGCAGAACACGCTCCAAAACTCGCAGGATTATTTAAAAGCGAAGAAGTAATGGGATTACCGAGGGAGATTACTTATGTACCCTATGGACAGAATGGTAAGTATGTTATCGGCAACCTTGTCTGTGTGCATGGTTCACGCGCTGGGGAAAACCCTGCGGCGAGTATGGTTAAGAAATTCAGAAGCTCAGTCATCTTCGGACATACGCACAAAGTGCAGGAATACCATATCCAAAACGCGCACGGGGATGACTTTGTTGCGCTCAACATCGGCTGGCTCGGCAACCAGAGGCAAGCGGCGGAATACATACTAGATATCAGTGATTGGACGTTAGGCTTTGGGATTACTTATCACAAGCAGAGCGGAGCTTTCTTTCATCAACTAATGCAAATCTACGTCAACAAAGGGGTTCATGAGTGCCTATTTCAAAACGTAGTTTACCAAAGATAAAAAATGGGACTGTTATTGAAGTGGTGTTTCTTGATCATGTTGCGAGCGTTGGTGGGCTTTCTTATCCTCTTCGATGTCGTGTTATTGGTGAGCTTGTTAATCAGGATAGACAGGCTCTTTATCTTGCTAGCTGGCTTACTGAAGAAAACGATACAGCAAATCTGGACTCGCATACCGTTTTAAAATCTACAATTGAATCTGTTAGTATTATCCGCAAGGGAAAGAAGCGATAGAACTACTCCTTGGCTGCCTTTTGGTGGCCGATGCTTTGGGGACACGCAGTCAGTTACCCGACTGAAGCCAAGGAATAGAACTCTTGTAAGACAGCCTAATTACCTTAATTGTACTTCTTTTTCTACAACTACATAAGCGGCTTCTTCACCAATTGAGTCACAGCCAAATGGCATTAGCGCATGACCCTTATCCCCCCAGGACTTGCCCCAAGAGTTTCGCATTATCCAGTTGCCGTCAGCAGTCCAACCAATGAGGTTCACCATGTGGTTTAACCCATTGTATTTACAGCCTTTCATGACTCCGCCATTGTAATTATCCCACCTTCCATTGGCTCCTACTGCGACTGATACATAGCCTGATTGCATGATTGCAGCTTTTAGTTCATCAACTGTAGGACTTCTATCGGGCGCTCCTAAGTTGTACCAAGATACAGGCTGAAGAACGCGCTGCTTTTTCTTTGCAGTGCAAATCTGATTGTAAGCCTTGTATGGATACAGAGCTTCGCTTGTAACCCCGTTTTTGACTAAATACGGGCCAGCGAAGTTGCCTCCACGGCAGCCATACCACTCAGAATCGCAATCAACGATTTCCTGCTCGCTTGCTACTTCAACTTGATTGTTAAATATCAACGCAGCGCTTTCAAGATTCGCAACGGTTGAGAACGCCCAGCAGCTCCCACAAGCTCCTTGGTCTTTAATCGGCAAGTCAAAGCCAAGGTTACGCCAGTCAAAGCTGACTGGAAGATAAGCAGAACTTCTAGGATTCTTAAACACGCCGCCTTCAAGTAACCCGTGGCCTTCGTGAAGTTTGATGTAACCCGTTGCATACTTTGTGGGGCCAACGTCAATCGTCACTCCGTCCGGAGTCGTAGGTTTTGTGCCTGTACTATCACCGCAGCTAACTAAAAAAAGCGTAAAAAACGCCAACAAACTAAACAGAATTTTCATGTTTTTATCTCCTTATGCGCGAATTTCTCTCATTTTTGCCTTGATTAGACAAACTTGAAAAGAAAGTGAGGCAACAAATGCCGTCGCCATTAGCATTTTTAGCTGAAAATAGTAAAGAAACGGGAATTGTCGTGGAACATAGATCAGAAGAAGGCCGCAAAAGAAACGTTGGCCTTGAAGTAGCTGCCGAAGAATTGATGACTGCCGTTGAAAAGAAAGACGTGCCAGGCATCGCTATCGCATTAGAAAACGCTTTTTACCTACTCGAATCTATTCCTCATGAAGAAGAGGAAATGGAAGAAGGAACAGAGTAATGGCAGAGGGTAAAAAACCCTTTATTGGTTACAATCCAAAAAAGCACTCTAAGTCTGGTGGACTAAGCGACAGTTACAGAGAAAAGCTAAACAGGGAAGAAGGCTCAAACTTAAAAAGGCCTGTCACTGGGAAGCCAAAGCCGGGAAGCGAAGCAGCCGGAAGAAAGAAAAGTTTTTGCGCACGAATGTCAGGCGTTAAAGGCCCGACATCAATAAGCGGAGAGTTAACGCCAAAAGGTGCAGCTCTAAAACGTTGGAACTGTGCAGATGGCGGAATGATTGGAGAAAAGATGCCACTTAAAGAAGGCAAATCAAAAAAGACTTTTGAAAAGAATATCAAGACCGAGATAGCCGCAGGTAAACCGCCTAAACAAGCGGTTGCAATAGCTTACGCTATGAAAAGAAAAAACATGGCAAAAGGCGGCGGACTCTACGCAAACATTCACGCAAAGAGAGAAAGAATTGCAGAAGGCAGTGGCGAGAAAATGAGAAAGCCTGGAACAGAGGGCGCGCCAACTGCGAAAGCTTTTAAACAAGCGGAAAAAACCGCGCAAATGTCCGAAGGGGGCGAAGTGAAACACGTTAAACAAAGAGAAACTATGCACTGTGAAAAGTGCGGTCACACAATGATGGCAATGGGCGGCGGAGTTGAAGAGAAAGAAGCTGCAAAGTATGCCAACGGTGAGGAAGTTATGTGTGCGCATGGCGGTCGAGCAATGTGCAATGTGGGTTGTTACGCAGAAGGTGGAGCGGTTCAAAACGAAAAACTCCATCCCGGTCACCAAGCTCCAATGGACGCAAGGCTTAAACATCAAACAATGGAAATGAGAAAGCCTGGCATGAATCAAACACAAGTCGCAAAGCTTGCGATGGGCGGAAGCGTTGTAGAAGAAATCATGCGCGGACGTAAGAAGATGGCAATGGGCGGAGGAGTAGAGAGTGACCGCGATGCCGACCCAGCATTCGCTGACGATATCGATTTAGCTAACGTTCATTACATGGAAGATGATGAGCACGATTTGAATCCCAATCCGTCAGATGATGATTACAGCTTGGTCGGACAAATCTTGAACGAGAGAAAGAGATTTAAACCCTAATGGATTTAAAAACGCTTAAAG